TCAACATCCCGCCCGGTATCGTGAAGGCAGCCACCCCGTTGCAGGTCAAAGGCCGCTACTGGGACGGAAACCTGATCCGTTGGCGTGCTGGCAAACTGCTTCCGGTTGGCGGATGGCAGCGTATTACGTCATCTCCACTTTCAAGCACAATGCGTTGCTTATTTCCGTGGGCTGGGACAAATGGAAATGTTTATTGTGCGATTGGCTGTGAGAACAAGTTGTTTGTTCTTAATCAATCCACCTATACGGATATAACTCCTGTCTCGTTTTCTGGCTCAACCGCCGGTGTTTATGGTGCTTATGGAACTGCGGACTATGGGGATACGTATTATGGACTTGATACGAACCCAACGTATCCACGCGATCCAACGGAAAGTTTTCTGCCGACGTTCTCTTGGACCATCGACAACTGGGGTGGCGACATTCTTGCTGTGGCCTCGTCAGATGGTCGCCTGCTGCACTGGAACCACGACGAGCAGTATGCCGATCCGGTTGGCTACAACACCATCGTCAACATCGTCCGAACATCAAACGTGGCGACTGTTACGACAGTAAACCATCACGGTTTCAATACTGGCAACCAGATCGTTGTTGCTGGAAACAGTGTCGGAAGTTTCAACGGCACGCATACTATTACCAGCACTCCGTCGCTGACCACATTTACATTTTCAAGCTCTGGCACGAACACCACTGGCACAGGCGGAACAGCGACTTCTATTGCTGCCGAACTGCCACCGACAAGCAACCGTGGCGTCATTGTTACGCCTGAGCGGCATGTCGTTCTGATCGGTGCTGGCGGTAATACTCGCCGCGTGGCTTGGTCGTCGCGCGAAGATTATACGGACTGGAATTACGCTGATCCGACAAACACGGCTGGCTACCTCGATCTTGATACTCAAAGCAAAATAACCATGTGCGCTCCGGTTCGAGAGGGAACGCTGATCTGGACAGAAGATGAAGCATGGTTAATGCGCTACATCGGTCTGCCGTATATTTATCAAATTGAGCGCATTGGTTTTGGGTGTGGACTAATCGCTCCACGTGCCTTCGCAACATTTTCTGGACGTTGCATCTGGATGGGCCGTGAGAGCTTCTACCTGTACGACGGCGGCACGGTTCGCCCGCTTCCGTGTGAAGTTGGTTCCTATGTGTTTGACGACGTTGATCCGCAGGTCGGATCGCTTTGGACGCACGGTTCTGAGAACAACATCTTCCCAGAAGTTTGGTTCTGGTATCCGTCACAAGGATCAACTGTCCCAGATCGCGCCGTTTATTTTAACTATGCGGAAAGCTGGTGGGGCATCACTGACACGATGACCAGAACGGCAGCGTGTGGCTCTGGCGTATTCCAGTATCCGCTGGCTTCAGACGAAATTAACAATATCTATCAGCAGGAGAGCGGATGGACGGCGGCAGGCACGCCGATCACCACGGCTCGATATGCTGAGACCGGCTCCATCAATATCCAGAACGGCAACCAGATCACGCACGTCAGACAGGCGATCACGGACAGCGGGTACGGCTACGACAGCACGCAGCTCACCTTCTTCTCATCGTTCACGCCAGAAGCGGCAGAGACGACGAGTGGGCCGTACAACCCTCGCGCATCTGGATACACTGATATGCGCGTCACAGGCAGAGACTTCCGTGTGAAGATCGCTTCGACTGAGGATGGCGAGTGGAGCATCGGTGAAATGCGTCTGGAGATTGTGCCGGGAGGCGGGCGATGATTATCAATCTTCCGACACCGCCAACGGGATATGAGCGCGAGTATTTTAGGTTTGCCTTTTCTATGCTTGAAAGGGTTCTTAGCCAGTCGATTGGCAGACTTGAGGCCGTCGATGGCGTTCTGCTTCAGGCTCCAAACGGAAGTGTTTGGAAAGTGACGGTTAGCAACACTGGAACTTTGACGACGACATCCGTGCCGCTAGGTCAAACGGGAGCGCCGAACTATTGATCGACCGGGAGCATATGATTGCGCGGTTAGAGCAGGCGCTTGAGCATGGCGGTGGCACGTTCGCCCTCCACGATATTGTAGAGGGCTTGGAGCAGGGTCGGTTCCAGCTGTTCTGGAACAATGGTGGAATAGCGGTGACGGAGATAATTCAGTGTCCCAGGAAGCGGTATCTGAACATCTTTCTTGCTGCCGGTGAAATGAAAGCTGTGTTAAAGTTGCACCGTAAAGTCGAGAAGTTTGCTCGCCAAAACGGATGCGACTTCATGCAAGCAACCGCCCGGAAGGGGTGGGAAAAGTTTGAACCTGCGTTTGGGTGGCGATCCACTCACACCGTTTATACGAGGCAACTCACATGAGCATGGGCGGCGGCGGAACTCAGACCGTAGTTAACAAGACAGAGCTTCCTGAATGGGTTCAGGAGGCCGGTCGGCGCAATCTGGCTGCGGCCTATGAAGTGTCTCGCACTATGCCTGGTCCGTATGAGGGCCAGCGCGTAGCGGCAATGACGCCCGGTCAGGTCGCCACGATTGGAACCATCGCCAACAACTACGCCATGTCTCAACCGGCGTTCGCCTACGCTCAGCAGATGGCGGCGCAAGCTGGTGGGTACCAGCCGGAGCGGGTCCAGGCCGGCCAGTTGGCTACGACTGACCTGTCTCCCTACATGAACCCCTATACCCAGTCTGTTCTCCAGACGTCGCTTGATACTCTTAATCAGCAGCGGCTCACCGGGCTGAACCAGGCTGCTGACGCGGCGATCAAGGCTCGCGCTTTTGGTGGGTCGCGTCAGGCGATCCAAGAAGGCATCGTGAACGCGGCAGCCCAGCAGCAGGCTGGTCAGCTGGCGGCGAACCTCATGTCGCAGAACTTCGCCCAGTCTCAGGCTGCGGCGCAGGCTGATATTCAGCGCCAGATGGCTGCTCAGCAGCTCAACCAGGCTGCGGGCATCTCCGGCGCCGGCCTTGGTCTTACTGGCGCGCAGACGCTTGGCGGTCTTGCTGGCGCTGGTCAGCAGAACTTCTTGCAGGGCGCGGCTGCGGCGCTTGCTGCGCAGGAGTCGATCCAGCAGCAGCAGCAGGCTGAACTTGATGCTGCGCGGCAGGCATATGCAGAGCAGCAAGCGTTCCCGGCCCAGCAGCTCAACCTCCCCGTTCAGGCTCTTGGTCTTACGCCTTACGGCGGATCGCAGACGCAGACGAGCAGCGGCGGTAGCTCTTCCCCGCTTCTTAGCGGTCTTGGCGCCGCTTCTATGGGCGTTAATATCCTTGGCGGCTTGAAGTCTCTTGCTGCGCCGGCTGCGGCAGGTGCGGCTGGTGCGGCAGCTGGTGGCGGTAGCTTCCTTTCTTCTCTTGCTGCTCTCCTCCCATTCTCCGATGAGCGTGAGAAGACCGACATTCAGAAGCTCGGCAAGGATAAGGAAACTGGCGTCGATATGTACGCCTATCGCTACAAGGGCGATCCGAAAACCTATCCGAAAGTCGTCGGCCCGATGGCTCAGGATATTGAGAAGAAGTATCCTGAAGCCGTTAAGGAAGTCGCTGGTCGCAAGACCGTCGATGTTCAATTCCCGTCCATGCTGAAGGCGTTCAGATGAACCCGGAAGAACTCTTCGCCTCGATTGAGCAGAAGTACGGCCTGCCCGGTGGCTATCTTGGCAGGACGTACCAGATTGAAAGCGGCGGCGGCCGGAACCTGTTCAACCCGGCATCCAAGGCTGCTGGCCCGTTCCAGTTTATTCCCAGCACGGCGAAGGCTTACGGCCTGTCCGATCCGTATGACTTGCAGGCATCTGCTGACGCAGCTGCTCGTCTGGCTGCGGCAAACCGCGCTGATCTTCAGCGCGCTGGAATTGAAAATCCGACTGCGGCGCAGCTATATCTTGCGCACCAGCAGGGCGCTGGCGGCGCATCAAAGCTGCTGGCGGGCGGTGAGAATCCTGCGACTTCCATCGTCGGCAAGCGCGCTGTTCTCCTGAACGCCGGCAAAGAGGGCATGAGCGGTCCTGCGTTCGCCCAGCAGATCATGGCGAAGTATGAAGGTGTTCAGCCTTCCTTTGCGGCTCCGCAGCAGGGTGCGATTGACACTGCGCGCGAGCAGACTGCTGCCGTTGATACGGCTGCGTCCGTTGACCAGGCAGCTTCGCAGGCGACCAAAGACGAAGAACTGTTCAAGAACTTGGGGCGGATGGGCCTGTCCTTGATGGCGGCCAATCAGCCGAAACAGACTGGGATGCTCGGTCCCGTTGGTAATCGTCCTCGCCGTAAGGGTGATCTCTTTAGTGGCGGCTTGCTGGGGTAAGAAACATGGCGACCATTGAAGAAATCAATGCTCTTTATGAAAGTGTATTCAAGCGTCCGGCTGATACGGCTGGTGCCGAATACTGGGCTGGAACTGGCGCAAGTCTTCCTGAAATCCAACAAGCTCTTGCCTCGTCTCCAGAGGCAACAGTCCGCAATACCTATCAACAGGTGTTCAATAGGCCCGGCGATACCACTGGAGTTGAATATTGGACGAACGCCTTAGCATCTGGACAGGTCTCCCCAGACGCTCTTGCTGCGGCCTTCAGAGCTTCGACTGAGGGGCAAGGTCTTCTTGGTGGTGGAGCTACAGGTGGAGCAACCACAGGAACCACGGGTAATGCCGCTGCTAATACAAATACTGGCGGGTTGCTTGGCGGCGGGACGAACGCTGGTATTCCTCGCGATCAGGGGACGCGTCTTATCACTGATCTATATCGCACGACGTTTGATCGTGCGCCGGATCAGGCTGGTCTGGATTACTGGCTGAACCTGCTAACTAGTGGCCAGCAGACGTGGGACGAGGTTCGAGCAAACATTCTGCGGTCGAACGAGGCTGGAACGGCGCAGTCGCAAAATGCGCAAGCTGGCATCCGTCAGGTTCCGTTTGGTTCCCAAAATGTCGGCGGCATTGTCTATCCGATGACGCAGATGCCGAGTGCGGCCTCAATGCCTTCGTTCTCGCAGTTCTCGTCTCCAGATGCGTCGCTTAATGCCTTCCAGCAGTCACTTGCTTATCAGGCTGCGCTGCCGTCGATGGTCCCTACGTTCAACCCTGCTAACATTCCTGCCACGTATCAACAGATAGCGGCTCCTCGGCAGCGTTTGGACATTGCAAACGTGCGAATTCCTGACTGGCTGCGTATGGCTGCCGCGAAGGATGAAGCCCGTGCGGATGCCGAGACTGCGGCGCTTTCTGGCGGAACGACGACCGGCGGAACTGGGAGCATCACCAGCACGACGCCG